GAGGAAGGGAAGGATGGGGAATCCTGATAAGCCTGTAAAAGAAACTGAGATAGCTGTATACGTAGAACAACGACATGAAACTAAGGTTGGTGACTATATCATTTCAGGGAAATATGACCTTGTAGTAGATGGTACGTTATCAGACTACAAGAGTACATCTGTATGGACGTATGTCTTTGATTCTAATGCACTTAAGTATACACAGCAAGGTAGCATTTACAAATGGCTAGCACCTGACAGGATTACAGATAATAAAATTGATATTCAATTTATCTTTACAGACTGGTCTAACGCACAAGCAATAAGAGACCCTAAGTATCCTCAAACTAGAGTGATGACTAAATCTTACCCTTTATGGCCTGTTGAACAAACAGACAAATACATTAAAGATAAATTAGAAAGTATTACTTCTTTATTAGATAAGCCCCAAGAAGAATTACCTCAATGTACATCTGAGGAATTATGGGAATCTAAAACTAAGTATAAATATTATAAGAATCCAGCTAAGACAGCTAGAGCTACTAAGAATTTTGACTCTATGGAAGAGGCTAACTCAAGGTTACTAGATGATGGCGGAGTAGGTACAGTATTAACTGTACGAGGGGAAGTGAAGGCATGTAGATATTGTGAAGTATCAGATATCTGTGAGCAAGCACGTAATTTAGTAAATCAAGGGAGGTTAGTTTTATGAACATTTTTGAAGAAATATTTGAAAGAATACAACAATTTATATTTGGCAATGATTGCCCAGTAAACGCAGTAAGAACACGATTAACAAGAGCAACTGGACGTAAGCGTAGAGATACGCATAGATTTACAGCAGAACAATTAGATGATATTAGATATATTTGGAAAGCTCGTGATAGCTTTAATATTAAAACTTTTATTGATTTAAAAAATCATGTAAATGATAAATATACTGTTAATAAAAGTCGCAGTGTTTATTGTAAAGTGATTAATAAGAAAGCTACATACGCAGAAAAATAATCTAGGAGAACCAATGTCTAAACCAAAATACTTCCCGATATCTGAGGATATCGTGGATATCTTAGTCGCTAGAACACAGTCACAAAATAGGCACTTCTTTAGGATCCTAGTAGCATACTATTTTTCTAAAGTTGCATCTATGATGCGTACTAATATCCAAACTAAAGATAGAGGTGATATTCCTGTTAATACATATGCTATTAACTTAATGCCTTCAGGTGCAGGTAAAGGTTTCTCAACTAATATTATTGAAGAACAAATTATTTCAGGGTTTAAAGATAGATTCTTACAGGTTGTATTTCCTACACAAAGTGCAGCTAATATAGAAAGACTTGCTATTATTAGAGCACGTAGAGATGGTACACCCAATGACTTAGCTTTAGCGAACTTAGAAAAAGAATTTGATAGCTTAGGCAAACTAGCATTCAGTTTTGATAGTGGTACATCACCAGCTGTTAAACAAATGCGTCAAAAACTATTACTTGCTAGTGCAGGCTCTATGAATCTAGAGTTAGATGAAGTAGGTTCAAACATTACTAGTAATGCTGAAATGCTTAATACTTTCCTAGAATTATACGATGTAGGTAAAGTTAAACAAAAGCTAACTAAGAATACTGCTGAAAATAAACGTTCAGAAGAGATTGATGGTAAGACACCAACTAATATGATGTTATTTGGTACTCCAACTAAATTATTAGATGGCAGCAGAGTAGAAGAAGAATTTAAACAGATGCTTGAAACTGGTTATGCCAGAAGAATGTTATTTGGTTATGATGCTCAAATTAATAATGTTAAACAACAATCAGCAGAAGACTTATATGAAGCACTTACTAATAATAATGTAGGTGTTACCACCAAGTTAATACATGATCAGATATCTTCATTAGCTACTTTAACTAAATTCAATCGAGTATTAGATATTAGTAAAGAAAATACTATTCACTTATTAAAATACAAAATAAGGTGTGAAGAAGGAGCTTCAGAGATGAAAGCTCATCAAGAAACTTTAAAAGCTGAATTATCTCATAGATATTACAAAGCATTAAAGCTAGCAGGTGCCTATGCATTTATTGATGGCAGTGATGAAATATTACAAGAACATCTAGATTCTGCAATTCAACTTGTTGAAGATTCAGGAATTCACTTTAATAAGATTATGACCAAAGAAGGCTCATACGTACGTTTAGCTAAATATATTGCTGACATAGGTAAAGAGGTCACTCAGGTAGATTTAATCGAAGAATTACCTTTCTATAAAGGCACAGAGTCTCAAAAGAAAGATATGTTATCCCTAGCAATTGCTTACGGATATAAAAACAATATTATCATTAAGAAAACTTATGTTGATGATATTGAGTTTCTAGCAGGTGAAAGCCTAGAAGAAACAGACTTGGAAAATGTAACACTTTCATACGGTACTGATATTACTACCGATTTTGAATCTGTTAAAGTTCCATTTGCTCGCTTACCTGAATTGGTAAGTGCTGAAGATTATCACTATACAGCTCATCATTTCATTGATGGGTATAGAACTAGTGATAAAGCTATACCAGGCTTTGATCTAGCCATTATTGATGTAGACGGAGGTATATCTCTAGAAACTGCGAAATCTCTATTAGATGATTACACAGTTTTGTTTGCTACTACCAAACGTCATACTGATAATAAGAACAGATTTAGGGTTATATTCCCGATGTCACATTACTTAAAGCTAAATGCTAAAGATTATAGTAAGTTTATGGAAAACTTATTTAATTGGTTACCTTTTGAGAGCGATACAGCTACAAAAGATATAGCTCGTAAGTGGATGTCATATCCTGGTGAGTATCACTTCAATGCAGGACAGTTACTTGATGCAACATTATTCATTCCACAAACTAAGAAAGCTACCGAACAGGCTAATGCAATCTTAGATGCTAAAGGAATGGATAATATGGAAAGATGGTTCTGTAACCGTATTGAAGTAGGCAATCGTGCAACTATGTTAGTGAGATACGGCTTTATGTTAGTAGACAACAATTATCCTCTAGATGCTATTCGATACACCCTAATCCAATTTAATGAAAAAATGAGAGACCCTATCTCACAAGAAGAAATTGATACAAAGATAATGATATCTATTTCTAAAAAACTTAATGCAAAGGAAAATGAATTATGATTAAGAATTTAAAAAAGCTTATTGACTATAACTACACAATAGAAAAACGTCATTATGACGAGTCAGATGAAGTAGGTAAACAAAAACACATCTTTAATGACATTACAGCATTGAATACGTTTATACAAGTAGACACAACTATTGTTGAGACTGATGTCACAGAATTAGTAGAATCCATTGAAACAAAAGAAGATGTTACGTTAACAGATGAACAAGTAGAGCTACTTACAATTGCTTTAGCTAATGTATATACAAATTTAAAAATAGGAGAGTAAATAATGAATAACAATCTAGTTTTATTGTGCGGTAAATCCGCAACTGGAAAATCAGCTAGCTTAGTTGATATTAAAAAACCTGAAGGAGTAATGTATCTTAACTGTGAGAACAATAAGAAGTTACCTTTCAAGTCTAAATTCAAAGAGTTTACTATTACAGATCCGACTGACGTTCCAGACGCTATCGATTCTGTCCAAGATGATGACTCTATACATACTATCGTAATTGACAGTCTTACTTATCTAATGGACATGTATGAAAGTACCCAGGTACTGACCTCATCTAACACAATGAAAGCTTGGGGTGGATACGCACAGTTCTTGAAGAATCTAATGGCACAGAATGTAGCCAACTCTAACAAGAACATTATCTTCCTTGCCCATACGTCAGACGTATTTAATGAATCTGAGATGGTGAATGAGACTATGGTTAAAGTTAAAGGCTCACTAATGAATACAGGTATTGAAAGCTTTTTCAGTACTGTAATTGCTTGTAAGAAAGTACCACTTAAAACAATTGAAAACTCTAATTCTAAAATGCTTAAGATTAATGATGAGGAAGAGTTATTAGGATTTAAATACGTATACCAGACACGTCTAACAAAAGACACTGTAAATGAGCGTATTCGTAGCCCTATGCGTATGTGGGATATTAAAGAAACTTACATTGATAATAATCTACAACATGTACTAAATAAATTACATAATTATTATGATGAGTAAATAGGTTTGTCTGTGCCTATATTATATACAGACAATTTCAACTAAATAAAGCTGAGGAAATAATGAAGAAAACAATATTAACAGTAGCGTTAGCTACTGCAATGGGAACTGCATCTGCAGGATTTTTTAATAACAATAATG